CGCCTTCAGTCGACCTCAATCTCCCTTTAATAACCAGTCTGCTAAATCCCGCCGAGATCGTATCGAAATCAAACTCGTCAGCGACTGTATTAGTGATCGTCTGCAAAAGAACCAAATCTGCAGAACTCGAATCATCTGTAATGGGGATGGTTATTTCTGCTGCCTGCCATGACTCATATCCACCACGCAGAGCTGATACTTTAATTTTCACAAACTCGGTATTTAAAGGCGCTGCAGAGTCCCCGCTATCAAACGTGTAATTAGTTGCGCTGCCCACGTTGACATCAATGAAATTCTCGACAACTTCATCAGTCGTCAAAATTGCATCGCACCGCACTAAATATTCGGTGCCTGCTTCTGGGCCTATATCGGTTGCTGTGTAGTCGTAAAGAAAATCATCAGTTTGCGCCACCCTGTCTCGATGCTTCCATGTGACTAAATTAGCACCGTCCCACTCAATAGCAGCTATCTCGGAATAGCGAATAGCGTCAACGCGAAAATCGCCGGGAGGGTATGGGCGCACGAGTCTTGAATTCATCACGATAGAATCTACAGGCGCACTAGCAAGCGGTAAAACACTGGCTCCCAGCGATGTGCGCATCACTACATCCAGGTCATCGCTCGCGGTGTACTGCACTGCACTGCCTGAAAAGTCGTACCCCCAAAATACAATAGACTCCTCATCAACAAGCTGATGCCTTGCCGGGGTAGTATCCAAAACGCCACGCCCGACTGTAATAAATAAACCTGTAGAATCCTCGCCCACAGAATCAACGCGCAGCAACTCATTCCCAAACTGTGCAATACTCCCCGGCTCTACTAAATCGAGATCACGAAAATTAGTTATATAAATCGAGGTGTCTGTATACCAAACATCTTCCGTAGGGAAAGCGACCGGGCAAAAGTCCATCACTTCGGCGTTTGCGTAACCAGCACCAGCATCGACTACTATCTGGGCGTTAGTTTCGGTGCCCTGCCTGCCGCCCGCTGCGAGCAAATACCCTGCGTCAGGATCTGATGCCAGCACGCCATCAACAAACGCCACACCCAGCTCACGCACCAGCTCGTAATAGGGCACCTCTGTCACAGTACGGGGCAGCGCGGGGAGAACCTCAGCAGCAGATGGATCTGTCCATATCCCTGCCTGTCCATTGCCGCCCGCTGCGATCGGTGTCGGCAAAGAAAAAACATCTTCTAGTGCCTCGATGTTAATCGTCTGCTTTTCGCTGTCACCGAGTGTCATCTGCTGCACCCGCATCACAACAGAATTAATACTCTCATCTGGCCAGTCAAGAATAAACGCATCGCCTACGTTGAGACTTTCGGCAATACGCCCCACTTCAACGCGGCAACTCAGTAAAGGAGTCGACAGGCTTATTAGATCGCGCATACACAATCGCGCCGCCAGCGGGCCGGATGTCACTGCAGGGTAGGACACCGTTGTTGCGCTACCGCCGCCTAGCTGAATTTGATGCAGAGACTGGTTGTGTTTTGTAACGCTGCCCTGCTCTCCCGTTGCTCTGTCGTAGTAATTAACAGTAACGCTAGCAACCAGCTCGCCCACTGCTGGGCGATTAGCATCAATCACACCCATTACATTGGTTTCGTTCAGCGTGATTAGATCGGATAATGAGTAATCATCTCGAATTAACTTGAGAGTAAATTTACCAGTCTCCCGCGATACATACAAAACGGCATCAATGTGCCTCAGTATCTCTGTGACGAAATCTATCAGCGGAGCTTCACGCGACCATGTGACGCTTAAACCTAGCAGCTCAAGCCACAACCCATCAGCAGCGAACTGAAATGCTGTATCGTCAATATCTGAATCACTGTATCCCATGCCCCAGTCAGGGTCAGTTAAGCACTCGCGGATAATGTGCGCGGGGTTCATGTCGCTGCAGTCAAAACTGGTAAAACATTGAAAGGGATCGGCAGCCTTAAATATTTCAACGTTCCAAGAACCGCTGCCCTTCGGATTTAAGTCAGCACCTTGCGCGTATATGTCATCAATAAGCCATAACTTGTAAGCGGTGTGTCCAGTCAAATATACATCAGGTTGATTTCGCGCATAGGCGTACGCTAAATCTACTGTATTGAACGCACCATTCCAATACAGTGTGCTTTCATCATCCGGGGTCGTGACAACAAAACGATTAGTGGCCCATGCATCTGGGAATGGATCAGGAAAAGCAATTGACCACCCCATCACATAGGCTTTAGCTTCATCATTAGTTGCAATTTTCTTTCTCACAACGTAAATGTCACTCGGATCAACGCCGGTTAAGTGATAGCCAACCTGTCCAGCCGGGGAAAGATATGTCCCCTCTGCCAGTGCTGCAGTAACGCTTTCCCTGTTTTGATCTCCGTCAAAATTAGGATTTGGCGATACAAAAGCATCGAGTGAAAGGCAGCTTAAAACCCCTGAATCCTGCAAGCCGTCAAAATAGCTGCTAACACTCGGTATTTCTGCCTTTTCGTCGTACCACTGAGTAATACCATTTTGCCGCGTATGTATCCTCTCACCAACAAAAGCCCAAGGCTTTAGATACGGATTGTTGCCCGTATAAACCTGACGAAAAACTGCAGATGTCATTCCCCGATATGCTGGAATATCCCCAGAAATTTGAGCGTCAAGGTAGTCATTTACGACTTGAGATGGGAAGCCCATATCAATATCAATTGTTCCGCTGACGCCGCCCTCTCTAGCGTCACCCCCGAAAAGCTCACTAGCGATAGAGGGCAGTTGAATCGGTTCATCACCGACATTGTTGCCTGTCCATGCCGTGCGGCCATCAACGCTGATTTTTTTTATGCTATCTATCGGCCCTTTCCACAGACCGAGGTGCAGCCCCAGAAGGTATTTATAGCCTACGGTTACTTTTTTACCCACGCGCCACCTCAACCACTCTCAGCGCCTGCGCATCACCGACTTCTATCAATTTTTCTGCGTCAATGCCGTTTTTTACAAAGTCGCGCCAGTCAAAACCGTTTTTATAAGCCCATTCTCGGGCCTTCGGGCAAACGCCCGCAGCACGCAGATCACGCATTTTAATAATCATTTTTTACCGCCTTCCGCCTTGATTGGAATCGTTCGCAGATCGCCATACCACAGCACATTGGGTCCACGCATCTCACGGCATCCAAAGAGTACAGGGATGTCTTTGCCTACCTCAGCAGTGGGAACCTGTATATCGTCCATTGTTGGTGATGGCTGTGATTGTGGCTTAGGCGCAAACGCATAGCTGGCTGCAAGGCCAATCACAAAAGCGGCGAAAAAAACCCACATTAGACAATGCTCCCGGTTACATCGTTACCAAACGGGTTTTTATTAGGTATCCACGGGCACCCGCCGTAGTTTTCGATGTTATTAAATCTGTTTTTACAGGTTACTAAATCGTGTGCGCAGCCAGGGTAGATCGTCACAGATTGCGGGCCGCTTGCAGTAATAGCAGCGATCAAGGAAGGCAAAGAGCTTAACAACGTAATGGCAGTATCTTCGTGCTCCATGATGTCGCGGTAAAAGCCGTCTGAGGTTTTGATCATCCCACCCCTAAAATAGTTTATTGTCGCGTTTGAATCTGAGTAACTGACAGTGACGCCAACACCGCTGGCAGCCGAGGCGGTTGCTGCGACCGCAAAATCATCTTTATCTAAACCACAGCCGCGACCGTAAAGCACATGCCTGCAACCTGTCTGGTATTTCTCGCGCAAGCCGGGTCTTCGCAGTGACGTAAATACATTCTCGCAGTCCAGTTTTACCGCCTCTGCATCGCTTGATGAACCAGAGACTCGACCCTTCCAATAAAACCTAAATTCCTCCGCAGCATCGTTGGTATGCAGGCGAAAAACGGTAACGCTTACCACCTGCTCCGGGACGCCACCGAGAAATAGCGCCGCGAAAGCATTGTCACGGGGCAAGGTAATTCTGAGCGGGTCTTTTGCCATCTCATTTGTCTGGCTGAACTCACTAAATCCTATCGCTGCAGGCGTCCAGGTATAGCTCGAATCAGCGACAATTTTTTCATCGTTTGAGTAGCTATATTCGGTTAATCCGACAGCAAAAAGCACTCTATATTTTGGTCTGCCATCCTGATTGCTTTGCTCTTGCGCGTTATAGCTCACGGTGTGGGGATCTCAATCAGTGGAACTTGCACTGACATGCCCGCCCCCGCAGCGTGCAGAAGCTCCACCCTATCGCTGTTGAGCCTGGTACATCGCAGGTAGCTGATGCGCTCTATTTGCGCCGTGGTGAGCGATACGCCAAGCGTTGTGCCTAGTGTCATGTTGATAGTGGCTCTGCCGTCTGTGAGCGTACCGGCTGTAATTGATGTGACGAGACGGTAGTAGCTGGTTGTCGCCGTCTTGATTTCGATGTCAAACGGATCATTACGGCCCAGTCCCGTCAACCCGAAAAACGCAAACACCTTTACCGTAGTTCCTGATGCTGTTGCCGATGGCTCTAAATCCTTCCCGCGAGAACTCATCCAAAATGCCTTCTGCCTGCCCCTGCGATAATGTAGCCACTGCTTCAGCGCAAATTGCTCGGAGCGCGTGAACAGGTGCCAGCGCATCGCGTAAGTCATGTCTGGGATAGTGCGGTTGCGGATGTAGTGCGCAATGCTGCTGCTCGTCCCAAATGCACTGATAGGCCAGGCGATGGATTCGTCAAAAGACCCACCGCTAACAACAGGACACTCATCTAGCACGTCGAGGCTGCGATAAGTGACGCCCGGTGGCGTTGCTGACAGATCATCGCTATTATCTACCTCCATCGCTATGCTAGCATCATGTATCCGCCCGGCGCTTCGGTTATTACTCAACGATTCCGGTGCTTTTGCGCCCCACAGTGGGATCAATCTAGCACGGGAATAGTTGCCAGCTACCACAGCGAGACTGGTGCCCGCAAACGTCAAAAGCACAATCTCAAACTTGCTGGGAGACTCCCACAGCAGCATCACAAAATGCCCGAAAAGCACAGGGGCATGAATTATTGAAACGTCGACAGTAACCGCCACAGAACTGCCTGCAGATACTGCCCCTAGTGTTAAAAGTTGCCCCCAGTCAGGCACCAGAAAGCCGTCAGCACCCTGCGCATCACGAATAAGCGAACGGGCATGTGAGTATTTAATGTCAGTGAATGAGTGAGCGAGCTGGAACGTGCGGCGTGGAGACGTGCGCATTGATATACGCTGCTCCCCCGCTTTTGCCCGCATGACATCCGTGGAGAATTGCAGCTCCTCTATCATCTCCTCGCGTGGCGGGAATGGCCAGACGACTGCTGTCATACAGTCAGCGCTTGTATAGTGCGCCGATTCTTTCGCATGATGTTCAAGATAGCTTTTTCTCCCGCCTTGCTGCCCATGTAACCGCCGACCATTTCGTCGCTGTCATAGGAGTTTACGATACGGATGTTTGGCGATGACCCGCCACCCTCACGCATATTGCTCTGCACGTCAGATAGTGTGCGGTCGAGCTTGGCAGACGTTTTCTGAGTCGTTACGCGCTCGCCTTTCTGCAAATTCCATGTGCCGGTAGCAGGTATCGAATCCATGCCATCGTGCGCTTGACCTTGAATGCTGGTTGATGTGATGTTGCCAATAATCGAGGCGGTAGCAGCGGCCACTGATGCCATTGCCGCCAGGTTGGCCGGGAACGGATTAGCCGCAGCCTGCGCAATGCCTGCCTGTATAGCGATAATTGATTGTGCAATCGCTGCGGCCTTCTGCGCAGCAAACATAATTTTATATGCATCTGACTGCTCGCCAGCAAACTGCCCGGTCAGATCCGCCAGGTTACCGAAAAGATCAGAAGCCGCGACTAGCGATGCTTGGTAACGCGCACCCTCTATTTGCGCCAGCCTGTCCTGATGCTCCTGATTCAGTGCGGCCTCTTGTTCATCCCACTGAGCACTCAGCTCTGACTTGCTGGCTCGATACTCCGCGAGCATATCAAGCTGCGTAGAATACCAATCATCAAGCGCCTTTTCGGCCTCGTTGATCTTTCCAAGCTCACCGAAAGCACCCCCAATTTCGGGAGCCAAGCCCGCAAACTCCGGAGCCGCTTCAAAAGCTGATGCAGCAACCCGCCCGCCTGTCTCGCTGTTCACCTGTCCAACTGCCTGCAGAATAGCCAGCCTCTCGGTGAGCGTGTCGTTCAGCTTTTCCTCGTCGGTGCGCAGTTCCGCGACCAGCGCGGCATAGGCTTCCTGTGCCTTTATGGTTTCCTGTATGTCCTTGGATAATTCGATCTTTTTCGCAGTAACGCTGATTTTTTTTAGCTCGTCATTGGTGCTTTTTAGCACCTCTGTGTACTCTTTGGTTTCCACCCGAGCCGCAACTGCCGCAGATGCGGCTACCTCTCCCGCCGCCTGCGCTTTGGTGTAAAAATCTATTAATTTTTCGCCCGCTAGCGGGGCACTTTGTATATCCGAGATCTGTTTGCGCAGGGCTTCTACATCTGCTTTTGCTTTATCTGAACCCGTAAAGGATAGCCGAGTTGTAGCGCCCGCAAGGCTAAACTTAACGGCAATTTCGTCAAGATACTTGCCAAGTTTATCCACTGCACTGATTATCGCGGCAATTGATACCACAGACTTCTGTGCAGAATCCTGCACGACCGTACCAAGACCGCCAGCGGCATCAGCAGATCGCAGAAATTCATCCCCAACAGCTTTAAGGATAGGCGCTAGCTCAACCGTAAGCTGCTTACCAATGCCCTCAGAAAGCAGCCCAAAGGTGCTCATTGCATCATTGGCTTGCTCGATTTTTGCCGCATCAACGTCCGATAGGTTTATACCAAAAATGGCAACCTGCCGCGCTGCCTCCTCAATTGTGGCCGGGTCCAGCATCTGAATGGCCAGAGCGCCGCGAGAGCCAAAAAGATCAGCAGCCACTGCTGCGCGCTCGGTAACAGACACGTTTTCTTTAAGCGCGGTATTAATCGCCTTGATGCGCTCATCAAGCGGTAGTTTAGATACTGCCTC